CAGTATGAAAAAATAATCCAGAGAAGGATGTTGTAGGTCTTCCCTGATCTAGTGCCACCTTGCTCTACTACTATCTTAGATTTGCTAGCCTCAAGATGGCGAAATACTTTATTTGTTTTGATGCTAATTGCCGTCATCCACAATCTTCACCTCAAAAAGTTTCTTCCCATCTGCACCTGTGATTTCCTGCCTTTCGACATAGCCCCTCTTTTTAAGTTTGGTTTTGCAGGCGAAAATGATAGCAGTAGTATCTTTATCCTTGATCTTTTCTACTAGGGCATCCTCCACAAAATCAGCAAAGTCTTCATCAGGCTCAATGGATTCCAAGGCAGATAGAAACTCAGGATCTTTGACCTTCCAATCATAGAAAGTCCCCCTGTCCATATTGGTAGCCTTGCAGGCCTTTGATATGTTACCAAAGGCCTTTCTGTAGGCTTCAAGAAATGCTTTCTTTTTTAAGTCCATTTTGTGGATTTTTGTCTATTTAGTTGCTATTCTCTTCCGTAGCCTCTACTACTTCTACTTCTTTCTCCTCTACTTTGTTTGCTATTCCTGCATCATCTAGCAACTTCTTAAACAAGTAAGCAAGTTGAAAGATTCCCTGCTCTTCATCTTCAAGTGTTACGCTGATCACCTTTTTTGCACTATTGAAATTCAATTGAAATTTTGACATGGTTGGTGGTTTTTTTTAGAATGGTAGATCGTATTCTTCGGCTTGATAAGGTACGGCAGGCATCTTGTTCTCCTGTGGCTTTGCACCTTCCTCCTTCTTGTAATCGTTCAAAGTTATTGCCACATCCTTGCCGTATTCGTTTGGCTTATCGTAGATGTTAATGTTTAGGTTGACATACTTCTTCCCGTTGTAGGTGTAAGCGTGTGCCTCGGCATCGGATAGGCAGATCGCTGCCGTGATCCACGAATCACTTCTCTTTTTGCCGTTGCCTAGTTTTGTTTTTGGTTTGTTGTCCATGTTTTTATTTATTTGGTTTTCTTCTTCTCTTGATCGGCTTATTTTCAATCACCCTTTCTTCTGTGTTGAAAGGTAACTTGGTTACATCCTCCACCTTTTCTTCTTTGTACCAGGTAGTGTTTGCCTCATTCGTGTACCAATTGTAGACAGCACTCACTAGTTCTGCCCTACAGCTACTGCACCAATGTGAGAAGGTGTGCTTCGTGCTGATGTAGGTAGTGTATAGGTGAATCAATTCCGTGTAGACTGTCTTGGAATAATTGCGAATAAAGGAGTGCTTCTTATAGCACTCGTATAGTTCGAAGTGCTTCTTGAATAGTTCTAAATCTTCAGGTGTCATATTTTTTGTAGTTCGTTTTTTACATATTCCCAATAATGATAAGTATATGTATCTTCTTCTAGATCCTCAATCATCATTTTTGAAAACAATTCAGCTAAATCTATTGCAGTATCTTTATCATCTACCCATAAACTAATCCTTTGAAATAATTCTGTAGCCTTTTCTTTAGGTGTCATAGTTCAAATTTATTAGTTATGTGTTCCTCCACGATCATGTAAATGAATGGAGTTGCACTACCAAGAAATATTGCTTCGTCTAATTCTGTATTTAAAATGAAGTAAATCATCGAAGTCCAGAAGCACATACAGAAAGAGCAGTTGAATGGCTTGCCTAATTTCTTTCTTGTTAGCCTCATATAGATTGCAGGGACATTTAAAATGTAGAAGTAGATTAGGGTTATCCCTATTGACCCTAGTATACCAATTGTGATTTGATGCATGATCTTATTTTTTTAATGGTTATGAAAATTGAAGTATGCGGAATGCCTGTCTGCTTTGATACCTTCCTAACTGATCCTAGTTCGACATACATTCTGAGAATCTCTTGATCGTACCAATACAATGATTCAATGATCTTTGAAATTGAGTCTGCTACCGCTTGGCTGTTATCTATTTCCTCTTCCTCTTTGATTAACTTGACTATATCCTCCACCGGAACAAGGGCTGCATACATCCTGCCGAACTTCCCGTACTTTGAATTAGTTTGATTGCAGCAGATCCTAACTATCCAGAACTTGAATACTTGCTTTCCTTTCGCTTCTAGTTCCTTGAGTTTGCCTTGATCGTAGTCTAATACTATCACCGCTACTTCTTGCCGTAGATCTTCCCATAGGTCTTTCCCTATGTTCTGAAATACATATTTGAACTCATTGTCATATAGCCATTCGATAGCTTTCATTTAAGGCTAATTACTTCGCCCGTAGGCAGTCCTGAATAGTCGCATAACCATCCATTCCATTCAAAGCGTACCTCCTTCTCTCTGCCCTTATATGATGCTGCAAGAAGCCTGATCTGATGCTGTACTAATTCGATAGTTTGAAATCTACCCTTCCCCTTATTCATCCACTTAGACCACTCCCCGTTTGAAAGCCTATAGCGGATCTCAAGTGAGTAATCTAGTTTCGATTTGGGTAACATTCTAGGCATTCTATTTCTTCTCTCTGATTACAACTTCCAGACCTACCGCCTCACAGATCATCCTAAGATTGAACAGGCTAATTGATTCCCATCCGTTCTCCACTTGGTTAATAGGTGCATGGCTTAGTCCTAGCTTCTTGCAAAGTTCTAGCTGCGTGAATCCGCTTTTCTTTCTTGATCTTCTGATTAGCAATCCTTCTTCTACGCTCATTTTGGTTTGTTATTTTCTACGAATATAGGATAAAAATTAATATCCAATTTTAAAGGGTGAATTTTGTCTAAAAAGGAAGCATTTTATAGATACCCATATGTATAAATTCTTCTCCCTTCTTCACTATGCACTTCCTCACATTCAATTCAAATACCATCTTATCATCAAAGCCGTACTTCTTCTGCGCTATGTCCATCAATAATTTTACCGGATTGTCAAGGTCAGAAGCCTTATTACTGAATCCAAAGAAGAACTCAACCCTTAGCATCTGATCTTTTTCAATCTTAGCCCTAGGCATATTCAAAAGCATTCCCTTTTCGTATTCCTTGTAGGCAGGTGTTTTGAATCGTTTGCCCTGCCATGCAAGATTCACTGACAAAGGCTTTTCATTTATTTTGAATTGTATCATTTGCAGATCCGATAGAGTAAGTCCATTCCGATAGAATACAATGATACAATGACCATGAACAAAAGCCCGAAGTCATAATCAAAATTAAATAGAACAAAGATCGAAAGTAGAACGGACTGAATGCTGAATAGATCCTGCTTTGATGGGATGAATTGTTGAACTATCTTTTTCATATTATTTTCTATGTTTAGAACTTATGATCATGGGAGTTGTGGCTTTCCAATTTATGGAGTGGTGAAGTCTTGGATGATTTGAATTCATCATTGATATCTTCACTGAACTAGGTTGCATCATTACTGTATGAAAAGACTTGACATAAGTACCACTTAGGGCATATTGATCAGTCATTCCTCCCTTATTGCTTTGTGTATCCTTTTGATCTAGTTGAATATTAGTGAATGTGAAGAACACATCACCCCTAGAGCCTAGTGTGGTATAGGTATTCACATCTTCATTAATTGATCCCACAAATTGAAAGTATCTATCCGTACTACAAAAGAATGAATTCATACACTTTCTTTTCAATTTAATTCCGGAGAATCCACCTATATGATCTCCTCCTTGTGAAAATGCAATTGAAGTGATTGTGGTATTTTTATAAAAATCAAGAACTATCTCAAAAACCCTATCAAGATTCTTGATGATTTTAGCACCTGTCTCATATCTATACCCAAAGTAGTAGTAGTCATCATCTAGCTGTACAAAATTCTTGATTCCTAGATCTTTTGCTATATGAAAGCAGGCATTTCGTGCATGAATGATCACCTTCCTATTGTCAAAGTTATTTCCTTCATCAATAGAGTCAGCCATCTTCTTTTTATCAAAGATCTTGACATATTCTTCACCAAAATTTTTGATGTATTGATCTATCATTTTGTCCTCGTTATCTACTATGAAATAGACTAGACCCGTGTAACCGCATTTCTTTAGTGTTTTATATGTGAAAACACTATCAGCTCTCCCATGTGTGAGAATAAATACTGCAAAATCCTTAGTCTCCATATTCTTCTAGGTATTGAGTTCTAATATCATCACACATCTTGACATATCCGTACTCGATAGCCTTTTCAAAATCAATGATCACAAGTGCTGATTTTTCCATTAAAGACTGCATCTCTGGACTAGCATTTGCGTAGTAGTCTGCTATTTTTTCATAGTTGAAAATAGTATGCCTTCTTGCTGCATCTACCAAGAACATTTTTTCCTCTGTAGGTAGGCTGCTTTGATCTATCTCTCTTATCAATCTCCTAGTCTTTTGGTTATCATAAAGTTCTAGTATATGAGGCTTTTGATTTTTAGGCTCATAGATTGGTGATTCAATTTTTGTAGTGTACTTTCTTTCTTCTTTTTGTGGCTCTAAATTGCCAAACATATTAAACTGCTTCATGGTATTTTTTTTAAAATGGTGCGTTTATTTCTTCTGTATTAAATTGAAAATCCTCTATTCCTGATCTATAGAACTTCTCAACCCTTGGTTCTTGAACCGGTTCAGAACCGGTTACTTTTTTTGCATTATCAAAGTAGTCAAATCCATCCTTACCCATGTACCTATTCTTTTTTCTATTGAAATCTATTGTGATCTCAAAAGGAATACCTACTAGTTTCTGCTTCTTGATCTTATCAGTTTTGATGATGACTGTGGTATCATTTGGATCTGTTGCCCTATTAGGTCTCCATACAGAGATAGAATTGTCGGTGCTATCTGCAAAAGTACCACCACCTTTGATTTGATACAGGGAAGGTGGAGGGTAGTTGCCATCCTTCTCTTTCCTAGGTGTAGTTTGGTGCATGACTAGGTGATAGCTTACATTATTCTTCCGTGTGAAGTTGATTCGATCCATCATGAACCTAGATGCATACAGGTGTTCAGGTTCTCCTGCTGTCATCTCATGCCGTATCTTGATGTATGGATCTACCACTACTGCCTTGACATCCTTCTCCCAAACTAGGTACTCGAATACAGATTCAATCTGATCTATCGTAAAGTCAGGCACTCCATTCTTCTCCGGATAGACAAAGTAGAAGTTGTCCTTCACCATGTCAAAAGCCTTCAAGTACTCCTGCTCAGATACATCGAAATTTTTGTAAAACCTATCCGTGCTTTTACCTAGGATCGTGTGAATGATGTCATCAAAGAATTCATCTGGTGGGTAGTTCTCAGGGCTAAAAAAGGCAAACTTCCATCCCTCATTGATTGCCTTTAATACACAAAGGAAAATCAAGAACTGTGATTTGCCTTCATTGTTGTATCCTGTCCAGAGATTGAATTCTCCCGCCTTCCAAGACCACATTTTATTCTGTATACCTCCACTACTGATTTGATCTAGATCCCTCACATAGGTCTTAGATCCTGCCTCCTTACCCTTACGGAAGTTCTGAAGCATTGAATCCCTCTGCCCTGCAAAGGTCTTGATTGATCCTTCACAAAAGTCCAGATCAAATATCTTTTCTGATTTCTTTTTCATGTAGGAAAGTGTTTATCTATGTTCTCCTTCATCTCTTGGTAGCTTCCTGATCTAGTAGCGACATCTTTAAACCATTGCTTTTCAAATTGATTCCTCACCCGTATCTCATCTTGAAGCATCAATGTAGTACCTTTTACCTCATAATCCATGATATTGATGAGATTTATATACTTTTTTTGTAATGAATAAAGCCTCTTCAAGTTTACTTCAATCAAAGCCCAATTCTTAGTTTGCTGTGCTTGTACTATCATTCCCCAAATATCCCTATTCAAGTCATTCATTTTCCGTAGATCTTCCGCTTTCATCTTACCACCAATTATCTTCTATCGTAGACTTAGGATACTTAGGTGGTTCTATACCTTTGCTTTCATTGTATCCTGTACTTGCATTATTCTTCAGGTAGAGATTGAAGGAGTTCTGCGCTTTGCTTATAGTCATTGCTTCTCCTTCCTTTAGTATCTTCCAATTCTTAAATGATTCCTTTATATTCTTTTCATCTAGGTTGTATATCTCTTGCATTCTAGTAAAGTATGGTCTATGCATTGGCTTTTCCTTTGCCATCTCTACCTCTACTTCATCCAAAGAGATAAAGGTCTCTCTATTTATTTCCTTCTCTAATTCTTTTACTTCTTTAGTTGGTTTCACTTGCGTTTCACTTGCGTTTCGTGTGCGTTTCACTTGCGTTTCACTATCGTTTCGCTCACCTTGGTAAGTATCATATTTACAGATAGTTAGCCGTGTCGTTATCGTTTCGCTTTTTAACACAATCATTGAATCTTTTTCAAGCATTTTTAAAAACCTTAAAACCTTAGATTTGTTGATTTTCCATCTATTTGCCCAAGTTTCATAGGAGTATATGACCTCACCCCTATTGACTTCTAGAAGTTGACCCTTGATCAAAACCTTTTTTGGTTCTATGTTAGCCGACATCAAAATGTCAAGCCACCATTTTAGATACTCCGGCTTAGACCATACCCAATGATCTTGAAGTTGCCTGTGTACTTTAATCCATCCGCTCATTTTTTGTAAATAAAAAAGCCTGCCAGGTAGGAGTCTGACAGGCTAGGTTTAGTAAACCTATGGAATCATTTTTGGCTCCTACCTCAAAAATGACTCGTGATGAACAAATATAATAAATTTTCCAATTATCCTACTAAATAGCGTTTTTTTAGTTGGTTATAAATGCACATATAACTCACACCCATTTCTAAAGCAATGACCTTGGTAGGCACTCGATCCTGCCATTTTTCAAAGATCACTATCTTCTCGTATTCAGTTAGATTCCTTCTTCTCATGTCTATCTAGGATTTCTTCTACTGCATTAATACAATCATGGAAGATACTTCCTCCTTCATCTATAGCCGTGTGAAGCCTTTCAAATAGGGTTACAAACTCGTGAAACTGTTTGATAGTAGCTTCTCCATTATCGTACCCTTCCAAGTACCGGAAAGCCTGTGTAGACTTCCGCTTTAAAGCGTTGATCATGTTCTTGTGCTTGGTCTGTAGATCCAGATCAAAGAACTTCAACATGGATACATCTTCATAGTAGTCTAGCATGATCTCCTGAAGGGCTAGGTAAACCAGGTATTTCTGTGTAGACCTGTGATTCAATTCTGTAATTATTTCTTCTCGTGTCATCTGTTCAAATAGTATTTAGCGATTCTTTTATCATTTACATTCACCATGTCGGTAACTATGTCAAGCCCTTCTTCTCGAAGGTTGGCTATCCTTGCGGATAACCGGAAGCAGCCGAACATATTTAAGGCATCTAGTTGAGTGATTGAGTAGCCATTCAATAGCCACCCTTTAATCAGCGCAGTTTGTGAGTCGGTGGATTTCATGCTGATAGAATTAATTTTTTAGCTTCATTGAAATAGGTCAAGAATTCTTTTTCCGTGAGAGGTTCTATGTTCTCAGGCTTTGCTATATATTGGACATACCTGATATTTTCCATCCTGATAGATGAGAAGATCTCTAATGCCTTAATACTTTCTAAGCTACTAGGGTAGTAGGTCACGGAAACTACACAAGTAGGATCTACTAGCTTGTAGTGATTGTACTTGTTTATTGTGAAGTACTTTGGTAGAGTGATCTCTGAATCAATCTCTACTGTCTGCTTGATTTTGATTGATAGATTTTCCATAGGTGTTTTTGTTTTATTGTTGCATTAATTTAAGACCTAGCATATAGCCAAGCGCAAAGATGGGTGACATGGCTACGATAAAGTAGATGATTTTTCCTGTGATTTGAAGTGCTTTTTTCATGGTGATTTTGGTCTGTTGATGTAATTGAATAGCCAAAACTAATAAATAGTTTAGAATGTACAATACCTTTCAAGAAAATTTTTGAATTAATTTTTTATCCGTAGCCTCCTTGACTATATCCGCTACTAGTTTGAACTTGACTTGCAGATCTTCGGCTATCTCTTTTTTCGTGTATCCCCAACAGGATAGGGTTATCACCCTGTTCACTAATTCCTTTGGCATCTCATTTACTAGATTCCCTCTAGGGTTATTTGAGGACACCTCAAGGATCACATACAAGATGTAGTTGACAGTTGTCAATCGTATGCCCATCATCTCAGCTATCTGATTTTTCGTGTGACCTAGGGTGTATAGATCCTTTACTAGTGGTACTAGGCTTTCGTGTTTGCAAGTTGCCATAGTCTTTCGAATGTTTCGTTGAATGGTAGCTTTTCGTTTTGGTAGGTAGACTTCACCCCCTTAGGGGCTAGGTCTCCTGTGAGTACCCTTCCTTGATTGCTTTCTTGATTGCTACCTTGTCCGCTGTGATGGTGATCTTCTTGACCTGCCAATCTAAGGGCAAAGCCTCGGGGATTTCTACCTCCACCGCCTCTGATCTTCTTAGTGAGATCTTGAATAGTGGGCTTTCTATCTTCTCGATTCCGCTTACTAGCATGGCTTTCTTGAGGCTTTCGGTTAACCAAGTGACCTTCTTATCCCTGCTTTCTTTCATGGTCTTTAAACGCTTGATTTCGGCATCTATGGCATCGCTCTCACTTTGGTAGTTGCTTATCACCTTGGCATAGTTAATGCCTTTGATCTGTAGCTGTTCCTGATTGATCAGCAGTTCTGCTTCTAGTTCCGGAGTAAGTTCTTCCGTTTCAAGAAGCGCAGCTAAGTACTGCGCCTCCTGTGTGATTTCGTATAGGTTCATAGTAGTCCTTCGATTATTTGTTTTTGATCATTGGTTAAGGTGTATTTCTTTAGTGCCTCCTTGGCTGTCTTCTGCTGCTCTGGTGTACCATTCAAGTACTGAACTATTCCGGAGAACTGTGCTTCTGTAGGTGCTACCTTTGCAGGTGCAGGTGCTTGCCTTACCTGTCGCATAGCTGCCTCCCCATCGTCATCCAAAATAGCCAAGTTCAAAACGGATGTCAATCCGTATCTTCGGGCATAAGACAGGGCACTACCCTGAGCCTGTGGATCATTCTGCCGTACTACTTGCAAGGTGTAGGTAGCTGATAAATACTCACCGGTTTCCGCATGGATTAGCATAGTAGTGAGCCCATCCCCATCAGGGAACTGTGCAATCACTAGACCTGCCTTCTCCATAGGTTCGGAGATCTCCGTGATGATGTGCGGAAGGCTTGCATAGTTACTTTTGAAGAATGGGTTCTTTGCATCCTTAGAGATGCGCCCGACCATAGCGTGAAACTTGGCTAGTCCTTGGGTAAGGTTTGTGATACTTGGTGATCTTTCCATTGGTTTTTTTGTTTGGTTGTTTAGTAGTTTCTTTCAATTTCGATTTCTAGTTCCATAAGCATAGACCTAGTAGGGATTACTTCATATCCGTGTTCATAGGATGACAGGCTTCTAGTGTACTCGATAGTGATCTCCATCTCCCCATAGGCAGGAGCAAATTCACTTTCATCTTCCCCTGTGTGTTCTATGGTGTAGTCACCTATCCAAAGGTAGTCTTGACCTTCGTAAGTGAATGTGATCTCTTGATCGTGATAGTGTTCTGTTTCGTAGTTCATTGGGTTTTTGGTTTATAGTTCGTTACAAAATTTGATAAATTCCTGCTCAGGCATTCTCTCCATTAGAATATCCATTACTGCGTTCATCATTAGATCGGCAGCATCTGAAAAATCATTATTCAAAGTTTGTGCTGATTTCTTCAATTCATTTAGGCTAAGTCCTGAGAATTTTTGCTTTGCTACTTGGGTAAATTCTTGAGTTGTCATGGTGCTTTTGGTTAGATGTCCTTGTTTGATGAATCAAATATCTAACTTATAAATGAAATAAAAAAATATTTATTAAAAAACTTTCGACAAAATGTTAGATTTTTTTCAAGCGTACCTTTTTATCCCTATAACTTGCAAATAAAAATATGGAAGAATCAGAGATCATCAACCCTTTCGGATACGGCAAAGCCTCTAAGGTTATGGATGAGAACCGAAAGCCTGCGGAATGGTGGGTAGACTATGTGCAGTTCAATGAGGTGGTAGCAGAGAATGAATTTTATGTACTTTTTGAGGATGGCTTCCTGATTAAGAAGGGAAGATCAAAGTTCAGATCAAGTCAATACCTGGTAGGGGATAGGTTTAAATCATTCAAACAATGCCATGAAGAAGGAAATTAAATCTTTCTTCTTTTGGATAGGCACGGCTTTATTATTTGCTTTGCTTACCATTTGGTGGTACTACTTTATAAAAATTCAACCTATCCTTTACTAATGCAAAATTTTGCTCAAGAAGTTTCTACTTACCTTTTAGAAATCCGTGAACTGCTAGTCTCAAAGAATCTCAAGTACGGCAACTCTGCCCTAGAACCCCTAGGTGTATTCTCTCAGTTGTCCGCAAAAGAAGGACTACTCGTACGAATAGATGATAAATTAAAGAGGATTAAGAATGGATCACTACAAAAGGATGATGAAGATGTGATCAATGATCTGATAGGCTACCTGGTTCTTCTAAAGATAGAAACAAACAGAGCCAAATTGGAAAGGAAAAAAGACTTAGACATCCTACAGGAAAGGCTTAATAGTAGGATAGCGAATGAAGATTGATACATGAGTCCTGATATCACCATGTGCAAGGGTACAGGCTGCCCATTTAAAGAAGGCTGCTTCAGGTACACCGCCAATCCAAACGAATACAGGCAATCCTATTTTATGATCCCACCATTCAAGGAAGATAAGTGTGAGATGTATTGGGGAGATCTGCAAACAGATATATGGCAGCAGCTAAAGGATATCATAAAGTAAAAGGATTTTTACAAATCTGCTGTACTTTGTAAATTTTATATTACTCTAGATCTGTTTCTTGATCAAGGTGGAGGATCTCACTCCTAATCTCTTTGTAGTCTCCTTTTATTAAGCAGGTGGTATTGTCATAGAACCCCATGATTTGAATATCATGCATTAACTCCTGCACATATTGAATGTCCCCTACCCGTACCATTCGCCTGCTCCATTCATGTTTTACCTCCAAGCCCAAAGACTTCCAATCAATGGTTTGACCGGACAGCATTACATCTATTTCGATCCACATTTAGAATAGCTTTTTAGATACACCCAAGGTGTGAACTTTTGTCACAGGTTCGTAGCCGTATTGAAACAAGTATTTATTGTCCAAGTAGGAAACTTTTGCCATTGGTTGGATCAATGAGTTGACCCCTGCACCTATGTAGATCCCCTTTGCCTTTTGAATGATTGTCTTTGTTTCCGTGTTGGTTATCGTGTTGGTCACCACAGGTATTTTAAAATCGTTTGTAGCAGTCATTTTTAGGACTTCTCCCAAGACTTCACCGCTTATATTGGTACTTCCATACTCCGAAGGAATGGATGCCTTAAACAGGCTAATTTGTGGCTTAAAATCCAAAAGGATAGTATCCCTTAAAACTTCCGTTTTGATCTTGGTTTTTGGCACATAAATAGTGTCCACTACATGAGAGTA